AAAACACTTGACTAAATAATGTATGAGGTCTATAATAAGACCTGACGTTCATCCCACTCTTGGGTGGGACGCAAGTAAGTCGCGGAACGGAGCCGTTCATCCCATGCTAGAATTGTTATTCTATTCATCACTCTCATGTACTCAAACTGATGCTATCATGCTGAAGATTGAGAACAATATTAACCTTAGTAATTCACTTAAGGTTGAGTTAGTAGAAACCTTAAAGGATTCTACACCAGAATGCCAGTGGTATTGGGACGCACACGACTGAAGGAACGGGGATTAAAAACCCTAACTTCAGGAGACTGACAAATGAACACGCTTAACCTGATTCGTAAGCAGATTCAAAAAGCATCTGCGCTACATGACGCACAGATTACCCACACCTCATATCGTGGTGTTGAGTATGATACACGTTGTGTAGAATCAAAAGAGACTCACGGTACATTCTGTTATCGTGGTAAACTTTACGCCAAGTAAAGTTATAGAAGCACTACAAATCGCTGGGAGTATATCCCTCGTAAGTATTACGTTTCTATCTTTGATATACGGAGAACTAATTTTGCTCAATAAATGATAAGGGGGGTTGCAAAACCCTCTTTTTTTGTGTATAATTACTTCTATGTACGTTTACTTTCATGGACAAAGAAAAACTGAAACTAATCGTAAAAAACTTAGAGTCACTTGTCGAGTGCCTTAAAAGTGAACTATATTCGGATACAGAGTCGTATCTAGAGTATGATAAAATTGTAGAGCATATCACTGATTATGATGAAGTATTTTATGATAATGAGGAATATTCAGACTAATGTATGAAGATCTAAATTGTTTTGAGGAGGCACTCAAACATTTCGGAACTAGAGTTGAATTGACAATTGCTCTAGAGATGGGAAGAAAACTATCTGCCGAAGATGCCTACAAAACTATCAAGGAAGAACTCAAGGTGCTTAAAGAATGCCGCAAACAATTCAAAAACAAAAAAGATGAATAATGCAAAACTTATATCAGTAACACCTGATGCAGAACAGCACATGGCATATTGTGCGAGAGTAAGTAATCCGAAGAACCAAGATAACGAAAAGTTTGATGGACTGTTAAAGTACTGTATCAAGCATCAGCATTGGTCTATCTTTGAGCAAGCATTTATGACACTGGAAATCAATACTACCAGAGGACTCGCAGCTCAAGTGTTACGGCATCGTTCGTTCACATATCAAGAATTTTCGCAACGCTATGCTGATTCTTCCTTGTTAGGTTTCGATAAGATTCCTCTGCCTGCACTGCGTCGGCAAGATACTAAGAACCGCCAGAACTCTATTGATGATCTAGATGCATTTGATGTTCAGAACCTGGAACTCCAGATGCAGACTCTATTTGATTCTTCTATGGCATTGTATAAGCAAATGCTTGACCGAGGAGTCGCGAAGGAATGTGCTAGATTTGTGCTTCCCCTGGCCACACCAACAAAAATGTATATGACCGGTTCAGTTCGTTCATGGATTCATTATATTGATTTGCGTTCTGCTAATGGAACTCAGAAAGAGCATATGGATATTGCAAATTCTGCTAAAGAAATCTTCTGTGAACAGTTTCCTGTTGTTGCTACTGCTCTTGAATGGGTTTCCTAAATATTGACATGACACTCATTTAAACTATGCCAACTTACAGATTTGAAAATACAGAAACGGGTGAAATATTTGAGAAATGGATGTATATGGCAGAGAAAGATCCATATCTGAAAGAGAATCCACTTCTCAAACCACTTCTTCCAACACAAATGAATGTTGGAGAGGTTGGAGATTGGGCTAACAAACTTATCAAACAAAAACCTGGTTGGAATGAAGTTCTAACAAGGGCATCTAAAATGCCAGGAGCAAATGTAAAGCCTATTACCTGATTTTATGCCACGTAAAAAAGTAGATAATCCAGTACCTTTTGGAATGAGTAACAAACATATGAAAAGAAAAAAACCAATCAATCTTGATTATATAAAAAAGATTGAACCTCTTACGAAAAACCAAGAAGAACTTTTTCGTTGCTATAAACTGGATCAAAACTTAGTTGCATATGGTGCAGCAGGAACAGGAAAGACTTTTATTACCCTCTATAACGCTCTTAAAGATGTTCTGAGTGATCGTAGTCCCTATGATAAGATCTACATCGTTAGGTCCCTTGTAGCTACCCGTGAGATTGGTTTCCTACCTGGTGATCATGAGGATAAGTCTTCCCTTTACCAGATTCCATATAAGAATATGGTAAAGTATATGTTTGAAATGCCAGACGATAGTGCATTTGAAATGCTCTATGGCAACTTGAAGACTCAAGGAACTATTTCTTTCTGGTCCACATCATTTATTCGTGGCACTACACTTGATAATGCTATCATCCTGGTTGATGAGTTCCAAAACTTGAACTTTCACGAACTTGATAGTATTATTACTCGTGTAGGTGAGAACACTAAGATTATGTTCTGTGGTGATGCCACTCAATCTGACCTTACTAAACAGAATGAAAAGAATGGTATTGCTGACTTTATGAAAATCTTAAGAGTAATGCCATCATTTGATATTATTGAATTTGGTCTTGAGGATATTGTCCGTTCAGGTCTCTGTAAAGAATACCTTGTTGCAAAAAATGAATTAGGTCTTTGATGTTTAACCATATTGATTTGAATATTCCTTCATTGGATCGCGAAACCATTGACGGGGTTCGTTATTATAAAGTTCCAGGAGAAGATGGACTAAAGAAGTTGGTTTCTATCACTTCAGTTACTTCTCATTTTAATAAAGAAAAGTTTGCTGCATGGCGTAAGAGAGTTGGTGAAGAAAAAGCCAACAACATTACTCGTAAAGCAACAAGTCGTGGTACAGATATGCATACTCTTTCTGAGTATTATCTGAAAAACAAAGAACTGCCTACAGTACAACCTATTTCAGAGCATTTGTTTAAGATTGCTAAACCTACTCTGAATCGTATAAATAATATTCATGTATTAGAAGGTTCTCTTTTCAGTCAATACTTAGGTATTGCAGGTACGGTTGACTGTATCGCTGAATTCGATGGAGAACTTTCAATCATTGATTTCAAGACTTCAAAGCAACCTAAACCACGCGAATGGATTGATGGTTATTTTGTTCAGTGCTGTGCATATGCATGTATGCTTCATGAACTGACTAACATTCCTGTCAAAAAGTTTGTGATTATTATGGCATGTGAGAATGGTGATGTAGAAGTTTATGAAGAGTATGATAAAGCAAAATATATTAAGTTGCTTACGCAATATATCAAGAAGTTCGTAGATGATAAGTTAAAACAATATTCTTGACATTAAGATAAATTATTTGTATAATATCATGAGACTTGAGTATAAGAATTTGCACATTACAGTTCTAGGCACCATGGAGAATGAATTAGAAAAAGTATTGGAAAGCAAATTCTTTTGCAAGTCTCGCTTTGCTCAAGAGATAGAAGAACTTGTTCGTGATAATTCTAATATGAATTATATTGATGCAATAGTTCACTTCTGCGAGCAAAATAATATTGAATTGGACTCCGTACCAAAACTAATATCAAAACCACTGAAGGAAAAGATTAAGTATCAAGCAATGGAGTTAAATTTTCTTAAGAGGACCTCCAGAGCAAAATTGGTCTTTTAATCCATTTTTGGTCGAAAAAAAATCCGGCAAAAATTTTACGCGATTACTTTTTTTATAATGGCACCTTTTGAAACTTATAAAACATATCTTGCTCTAAAGAATCACTTCACTAAGAGCACATATGATTATCATAAGTACAATAAAAAAACCAGAGCAAGTCTCCAGTCATTTTACAAACGTAAGGATAGATTTTGGTTTGAAAAAGTATCAAGACAAAAAACAGAAAAAGAAGTAGAGCACTTTTTTGTTTCTAATTTCATTATCTGTAGCGACCCACAGACGTTATGGATTGGTGAGATTATTAGGAATGGCGAAGGTAACTATAAAGAGTGGCAGAAAAAAATTCAGTCACTCGCTTATATTTTTAAAGGAGAAGTAGAATCAGTTTTTACTGATGTAAACTTTGATTCTTTATTTCATATAGAGGGTTCTAGACATCCAATGATATTAAAGATGTATCTTCGAGGCAACATATCTTTGGAAACAATGATTATATTAGATAGAATTCTTGGATATAAAAGAAAATTTGACAAGAAATTAGATGATCCAGTGTGGCAACTGACATCTATGAAAATGACCAAATATGGTCCTTTTCTAAATACCGATGTATTTCGTTTTAAGAAAATTCTTAAGCAAGTAGTTTTAGGGGAAAGATGAGTTTTTTTGATTCAGAAGTTGTCCGTGCAGAGATGACTGAAATTTCTGAACTTCAAGAGGAAGTTTACAAAAGTGTATTTGATTTTCCTCGTATGAACAAAGAAGAGAAAATACATCATGTTATAATGTTAGAGCGTTTGCTGAATAAGCAAAAAATTCTCTATACCCGTATGAGTCTCTCTGATGACCCAGAAGCAAAGGAAATGAAAAGGAGAATATGCGATTCTGCTTCTATGATGGGGTTACCCCCTGACATTGATATGAACGTCATCTTTAAGAATATGTCTAATCTTCTAGAAAATATGCGCGAACAGATTGACAAAGCAGGTACAGACCTGTAGAATAACGAAGTCCAAACAGACCAAATCCAAACAAACCGAGATAATCCAAATGTCTTTTGCAAATCTTAAAAAACAGTCTCAACTTGGTTCTCTGACCGACAAACTGGTCAAGCAAGTTGAAAAGATGAATAATAATGGCGGCGGAGGCGCTGATGAGCGTTTCTGGAAACCTGAAATGGATAAGACTGGCAATGGTTATGCAGTCATTCGTTTCCTGCCCGCACCTGATAGTGAAGATCTTCCCTGGGTGAAGATGTATTCTCATGCCTTCCAAGGTCCTGGTGGTTGGTATATTGAGAACTCTCTGACTACTCTAGGTCAGAAAGACCCTGTTTCTGAACACAACCGTGAACTGTGGAACAGTGGTATTGATGCAGATAAAGAGACTGTTCGCAAACAAAAGCGTAAACTGTCTTATTATACAAACATCTATGTTGTGCGTGACCCTGCTCATCCTGAGAACGAAGGTCGTGTCTTCTTGTATAAGTTTGGTAAGAAAATCTTTGACAAGATTCTTGCTGCTATGCAACCTGAGTTTGAAGATGAAGAACCTATCAACCCCTTTGATTTCTGGAGTGGTGCTAATTTCAAACTGAAACTGAAGAAAGTTGCAGGATATTGGAACTATGACTCTTCTGAGTTTGATCGTGTCAAACCTCTCCTAGACGATGATGATGCACTAGAATCTCTTTGGAAGAAAGAGTATTCTCTGAGTACTCTCGTTGCTGAAGACCAGTTCAAGTCTTATGATGATCTGAACAAGCGTCTGAAGTATGTCCTAGGTCAGAAGTCTGCTCCATCTACTGTTCGTGAACAAGAAGAACAGTATTCTAGTTTTGAGCAAAGCACTCCTACTCGTGAAGAGAACGTAATGCAAGAATTAGAGAAGTCTTATCAACGTAGTAAGTCTGAACTTCCTAGTGAAATGAAGAATGAACTGAATACACTTAGTTCTGGTTCGGACTTCAATTCACCTGATATTACTCCTTCTAACTCTTCTGAAGAAGATGATGCACTGTCTTACTTCCAACGTCTGGCTGAAGAATGATTATTCGTATAATCTAATATTATCGCCTTTTTTCAGGGTGGGGGTCAGGTATTGATCTCCACCTTTTTTGTATGGCATAATTTCTTCAAGGTCATTAAGTATTACATTCAAGTATGTTGGTTTTAGAATATAGATATTTCTTTTATCGTCTTCAAGTCTTTCTTCATGTTGGTAATTTGTTACTTCTCTGATGAAAGAATTTGTTGGGATAATCTGGTAATAACCTAATGAATCATCGTAGTATTCAAAATAATAAGAATTGCCACTAGTTTCTGACTTAAACAGAACTTCTTCTGAATTATTGGAACTCAATGTTGGATTTGCTATTGTTGCTGTTGATGCTAATTCGTATGTAAATGCTCTAGCAATATTGTCATTACCAGCAGTAACTACACTAGTGACAACAAATCTTCCATTGTATTCATTCTCAGAAACGTTTTCAATGACTACTTCATTGCCAACTTTGAGATTTAAAATACCAACTTTAGGTGTTACTGATACTTTAGTTGATGAAATTACACCATCACCAGAGAATATCTGACTAATCTTACTATTGTTGAATTTAATAAAATTGCCATTGGTATTCCAATTTTTTGGAAGTTTAGTTCCTTTCTTTAATAGAACTGTTCCTGCTGTATTTTTAACATCTTCACTCACTTCGTAATCATAAACTCCATTGTATAAATTATCGTAAGTGCCATACTTATCAAGCATCAATTGATCAAATACTAGTTGTGGTGTTGGCCATTCTGATTGAAGATTTAGAATATTATTAGAAAGTAAAACAACCCAATCCAAGGTAGAATCATCATATAATTTAAAAGCAACATTATCTGGTCTTTCATCACCTATAATTTGATATTTGGTGAAGAAAGTTAAATTTTCAAAGATGTCCGGCCGGAGTTTTCCGCGTTTAAATAAATTTTTGACAGTAACATAATCAGATATTGTTTTGTTATCTGCTTGTCTGTTGACGTATTCAAAATTTGGAACTTGTCTGAAGTAACTTGCCATTTTAGTAACCTATTTCGTTAATTGGGATTGCTGGTCTACCATCTGGACTGCCCATATAATCAGTTTCTGTAATTGGTTCTAATTCTTGGAACTGCAATTGGATTGCATATGCAGTCATAGTTCCATCTTCAAAAGTCATATAAGAATTGTCGGGTGTGTAATCAACAGTGCATGATATCAATGCACATTCTTTTATTCTATTTAAACCTGGATGATCTAGATTGTTTCCACCACCATAACGATATTTAATTTTAAAAATATTTGGTGCCTTAAGGAAAATATCAGTTGCAGTTTCTTTTACAGACATTCCTTGTTTAAAAAATCTAATAATTTTTTTAACTTGTGTCGTTTCAGTACCACTTCTTGCTGCAAGATAAAATCTAAAAGTAAAAGGTCTTAGTTCTGGTCTATTGAATAAAAGTTCAACATTGGGATTTAATATTGCTCCAGTTGTTCTTGATAATAAATTTGAAGTATTTGTTGCTTGTTGAATAAAATAAGTTCTTACAAAGGTTGCAATATAATCACCCCCCACTTTAAGTGCAGATCTTCCCGTAGCGAGAGCCTCGGCAACACCTCCTGCAATGTCGGTGATGTTTGCGTTAGTCAGTTGATTTGCCGCAAATGCTTGTATTGGGTTTATATCACCAGCGCCCCAGTTAACTCTATTTGTATCTGATATTTGATTTTGTATTGGAAGTGTTACTGTCCCCAATGACTTCTTAATTTTTCTTTCACCAAATCCAGTAACTATCGTTGCTCCACCAACATTTTCACCCTTAAAAGATTTTGCGCCATATTTAAACATTGAAAATTGAATACTATCTTGCTTGTCAGATAGTTGTTCTGGATATGTCAGAGATTCGTAACTGTCTCTAACATTTTTCCCTGGTATTGGATCAAATTTCTCTGGTTCCTCTGCCTCTGTAGGTGGTTGAGCAGCATTTCCTGCTAAACCAGTTCTATTTCTCTGGTCATTGTCCTTAAAGTTTTCTTCTTTGTTAATTGTTTTCTGAGCATTTCTATTAACATTGAGAAATTGTCCTTCACCTTTATTGTTGAATTTTGCAATTTCTTTATTGAAGAGTGCTTTATCTCTTTCACTGGGACTTGTAGCACTTTTTGCTAAAGGTATATCATCCAATACTTCCTTATTGGGAGTATAAGTTCTTTCATCTTCATTCTTAGTTGCAAGTATTGCATAGTATTCTGATTTTAGACCACCCGTTGCTGCTACACGTTGAGT